GTGTGAAATCTATCTTTATGAACCTCTACTTCTCTGGCACCTTGATGTACGACGATCCTACTCATCCGGATCATGCCTTAAAGGAAGCTATCCTTGAGCAGATAGTGAAGCATGTGCTGGCACGCATTACCAACCTATTTGCGGGACTATGGGGAATTCAGCGCGGTGGGGTGCCTTCTGGATGTCTCGATACGTCGCATATGGATTCGTGGATCATGGCTTTATACTTCTTTATCTTTGCAACTTTCCAGATTAAGAATGCTCCTGTTGAGCATCAGATTGAATTGGAGGAGGCCTTGATTACGATTATTCGAATCATAGTCTATGGAGATGACCATAATTACAAGAAAGGGACTGGGTTGGCCGCAGAATACTTCGGAGCTACACGTTTTGCCGCCTTCCTAAAGAAGTACTTTGACGTGGAAATGCGAGACGTCAAGGATGGAATCCCTTTCTGTAGCACGGCTGCCTATGGGTGGCTCGTGGATATGGGTTTGACTTTCCTCCGTCATCAGTTTATCCTAAACCCTAATAAGTCCGCGGGGCAGGCTAAATTCCTTCCGTTTCGAGAGACGAGGGAATTTATTGCCCGCGCAATATGGGGTAGGGAGCCTAAGGCACGTGATTCGATAGATGTTCTGCTATCGGTAATGGGTCATGCCTATGGCACCCATGGATCAAATTATGACGCATGGAAGTCCCTTAAATTCTTGTACGAGGAGCTTCTCAAGTCCCTCCCTGATGGGGAAATGGGAGCGATTGGTATTGGGATTCGTCGGCAAGACCATAATGACATTAAGAAAATGAGGCAACATGGCATTACCGTGGAAGACTTGCGCAAGGGTTATCCTGCCTTTGACGAGCTGCAAAAACGGAATGTGTATGATGCTGATTACCAAAATATTCAAATGGAAGAAGAGATTGAAATGTCAGATGTGGAATGGTTCCTTTGAGCAATCATAAGTGGCAGTATAGAGCGGCCAATAGACTCTAAGAAAATAAAATAAAGAATATGTGCAGGTGAGAATCCTGCAAATTCCCTCCTCAGCGTGAGGTGGATATCCGGAAGTTCCTAAAGACGAAATTGTATGAATACAGGTTGTGGTGACCGGTAAGTCGATAGGGTGGACAGCCATCTCTCGCGG